GTCGGTCTTCAAGATGCCGCCATCGGCAGGCGACGGGTCTTGCTGGAGCTGCCCGGACGTGCCGTAGGTGCCCAGCAGCTGCTTGAGCTTGGTGATCTCCTCGGCTCCAAAGCGATCAGGGCAGATCAGCTCGCCCTTGACGGTGCGCGGGTCGTAGGGGCCAAGCACGGTGCGGCGCTTCTTACCGTCCCACTCGGCCGGGATGCAGATGTGCTCCCAACCGCCGATGTCGTTCAGGATGTGCCCACTGATGTCCTTCTCGTGCAGGCGCTGCATGACCGTCACCATCGCGTCGGTCTTCGGGTTGTTCAGTCGCGTGGACCAGACCATGTCGAACCACTCGAGCGCGGTCTCGCGCATGGTCTCGGACTGCGCGTCTTGAGCGCCGTGCGGGTCGTCGAGGATTAAACGCGAGCCGCCCTCACCGGTTGCGGTACCGCCCACCGAGGTGGCCAGCCGGTAGCCGGTCTTGTCGTTCTCGAATCGCTGCTTGGCGTTTTGGTCGCCCGAGAGCCCGAACATGTGTCCAAAGCGCTCTTGGTACCAAGGCGACTGGATCAGGCGGCGGGCCTTCAAGTTGTCGCGGATGGACAGCGTGCCCGAGTACGACGCGGCCAAGAACTTCTGCTCGGGCTGGGCGATCCACTCCCAAGCGCACCAGGCCACAGAGACGATGGTGGACTTGGAGTGGCGCGGCGGGATGTTGATGAGCAGCCGCTGAATGTCGCCGCAACTCACGGCCTCCAAATGCTCGCAGATTTCCTCGATGTGCCAGCTCGGGACGAACGGGACGCCGGGCTCCATGACGTGCCAGGCCTGCTTGACGAACTCGTACAGGCTGGCGCTGGCCTTGCGCCGGGCCTGCTCCTTGGCGATCAGGTCCAGCATGACGGAGGGCGAAACGGGTGCGCTCATTGGATGTAAATCTCGCCGCGCTCAAGACGCTCGCGCTGGTCCATGGCGTTGTGGATCATCACCTCGGGCACTTGCTCGTCTGGTTTTGGGTGGCACCAGCAAGCGCGCGAGAGCTCGTGCTGCCTGAAGTCCCCGAGCGGGACCACGTGGCAAAACACGTCTTCATCGCCCGGGTAAGCCGCTGAGGCAGTCATGCGGCGTTGATCGCCTCTTGCAACAGGCGCACGGCGTCAAGCTGGGCGTTGACCACCACCGAGTTGGCGTGGCCGGTTTCGCTGAGCGCCTGGCCTTGGGCCATGCACTGGTTACCGAAGGTGTCCAGCAGCGCAAGGATGCGGGCGCGCTCAAAGGCGATCATGTCCTCGCCGTGCTGGCGCACCAAGTCCTCGGGGTAGAGGGCCTGAAAGCGACCGTCGTGGTCAAGCAGGGCGGGCAGGGGGGACTCGGGGAGGTTTGGTTTGTTCATGGTGTTCATTCGGTTGTGTTGGTTGGAAGGCCCATGGCCAGGATGTCGGCGTACTCCTTGGCGCTCATGCCTGCGCCGTCGTCGTTGCGCATCCACTCGATGATGCGTTGGCGCTCGGCAACGCCAGCGTCCAGTGCGGACTGCTCGATGGCGGCCTGAATGCGGGGTGCAATCTGGGCCATGGCTGCTTGCACCTGCTGCTTGCCGTAAGCCTCAAGCAAGAGCTGGCCAGCGGCGTCGCCTTCGCAGGCGCGGATCTTCATCGTGGTGAAGAATGGGTCCATGGGTTCGTTGGCGCTCATCAATCGCTCCCGTTGGCTTTCATAAGCAACGCTTGCATCTGCGCCAGCTCGGTGTCGTTGAGGCCCTTCAAGTCCACGCTGGACAAGGCGATCGCGCCGCCGTCCTTGCCGGTGTGCTCGACCTTCTGCGTCTCGGACCACTTCATCTGCGTCTTGGACCACCAGATCATCGCCGTAGTGTCGCCACCCGTCGCCTTCTGGAACAGGGTGCGGCCGACCTGGCTGTTGGCCTTGGCCTTGCCGCTGATCAGCTCGTCGGCAAAGTGCTTGGTCAGGGTCTCGACGCTGATGCCTTTGCGCACCAGCACAGCGATCTGCTCAAGGGGTAGACCATACCCAGAAAGGGCCTCCACCTGCTTTCGTTCGGTCTCAGAGGCCTCAAAAGCAGGTCGTCCAGCCCCCGGCATTGCCCCGCCTGTTCCGGGCCTTGCGCCCCCGTTTTTTCCGCGTTGCTTTTTTACAACCGGTTTTTCGTCACTTTTTGGCATGAATCTCTCCTTTTTGACAGTGATTCGGTGGTTTTTGGTCATCAATCCGGCTTTTTGGCCGGTTTGGTCTTGTCGGCCTTGGCTTTGTCAGCCTTACCGACTTCGCTGCCGATCAAGCTGTTGGGGCTGCGCTCGCCCATTACCTCGGTGAAGGACCGACCGTCGGCCTCCAGGTGAGCGTGCTTGCCGGTGAATTGCTGCCACCGGGTCACGATCACGTCACAGTATTTTGGGTCCAACTCCATCAAGCGTGCAACCCGGCCATTTTTCTCGGCTGCGATCAGGGTGGTACCGGACCCACCAAAGCTGTCGAGGACTTGATCGCCGCCCTTGGTGTTGTTGAGCAGCTGGTACTCGAACAGGGCCACGGGCTTCATGGTCGGGTGCTCGCCGTTGCGGGTGGGTTTGTCGAACTCGAGGATGGTGGTCTGCTTGCGGTCGGCAGCCCAGAGGTGGCCAGCGCCGTCCTTCCAGCCGTAGAGGCAGGGCTCGTGTTTCCAGTGGTAGTCCTGGCGGCCCATGACGAGGGAGGACTTCTTCCAGATCAGGCACTGGCGCACGGTCCAGCCTGCGTCTTTGGCAGCACCCCGGAAGTTGTAGCCCTCGGAGTCGGCGTGCCAGATGTAAAAAACCGCGCCGGGTTTCATGACCGAGTCGGCTGCGGTGTAGGCGTCGCGCAGGAACTGGCGGAATTGATCGTCGCCCATCTCGTCGTTTTTGATGGTCAGCTTCTCTTTGGTGCCGCCCTCGTAGGCCACGTTGTAGGGTGGGTCGGTCAGCCACATGTCGACGAGCTGGTTCTCGCAGAGCTTGGCCAAGTCGTCCATGCTGGTGCTGTCGCCACACAGGAGGCGGTGCTTGCCCATGACCCAAACGTCGCCTTGGACGGTGACCGGGTTGGCTGGGGCCTCGGGCGCGTCGTCGGGGTCTGTGAGGCCTTCTTCCAGCTCCAATGGCATCAGGGCGTCGATCTCCTCTTCGGAGAAGCCTGTGAGGCTGACGTCGAAGCCGAACTCCATGAGGTCTTTGAACTCAAGCGCCAGCATCTCGTTGTCCCATCCTGCGTTCAAAGCGAGGCGGTTGTCGGCGATCACAAGCGCCCGTGTTTGCGTTTTTGTGAGGTGTGAAAGGCGGAGGCAGGGAACCTCGGTCATGCCCAGCTTACGGGCCGCAGCAACGCGTCCATGGCCAGCAATGATGCCGCCATCCTTGTCGATCAAAACGGGGTTGGTGAAGCCGAACTCTTTGATCGAGGCAGCGATCTGGGAAACCTGCTCCGGTGAGTGTGTTCGGCTGTTTCTGGCGTAACCAATTAATGACTCAATATTGCACTGCTCAATTTTGTCGGCAGGGTTTCCGGTGAGTTTTTCGGCTGTGATTTCCGGGGTGGATTTTGTCATTCGTAGCTCCGTTTGATGGTGACGGCGGGTTGGTGGGAATTATGCAACAGACGAGGCCGCACAGGTTTGCACAGGTTTGCACGGGCAAAACACCACATTAGCTGTAATGTTGCTAGCGTGTGTGCGTGTGCATGCATGTGTGAATATAGGCGTTTTATCTTGTGCAATCCTGTGCAGAGGGTAAAAAACCAATGAAATCAAAGAGTTACACGATTTCCGCATCTTGTGCAAAGTTGTGCGTGCACAGGTTTCATCTTGTGCAGGATGGTTTTTTGAGGTGTTCATCAAAGTGGACCCTCGTCATTTTCCCAGTCATGTCGCATCCGAATGCCGGTGTAAAGGTTCAATCTTGTGCCGGAACCAGCGTCTGCACAAGATGATCCTGTGCGGGTCGCGCTTGGCTGACTGCGTTTGATGCCTGGGAAGGCGGCTGAAAGCTGGCGACCAAACGACACTTTGGTGCCCGCGTGGTCCCGGCCTTGGGCCTCGCACCAGGTCTTCCAGGCTTTGAAAAGCTCGTCGCGGTCGGCCTGCGCGTGCTCCCCGATGACGCAGTGCTCTTGCACAAAGGACCGGATCGGGCTGGTCTGATCGACCAAATCGGCGGCCAGCTCGTCGGCTGAGGTGGGGCGTTGGAAGTAGCCGCGCTGGTTCAAACGGCCAAGCCCGTCGAGGGCCCAGATCACGATGCCGGGCAGTTCTTTGAGCAGGCGGGCGGTCAGGCCATGGTCCTCTTTGCCTAAAAAGCTGGTGTTGAACTTGAAGGGTAAAAAGCGGTTGGCTAGGGCGGCGGAAGCGTCCGAGAAGGCGGGCAGCTCGTTGGAGGCAAGCACGAAGCGGATGGCCATCTTGCCCGACCATGCGGTCAGGTTTTTGCGGTCGATCGTGATGGTGTCCTCGCCGGAGATGCGCAGCAGGTTTTCCACGATGGGCTGCTGGTCGGCGCGGCCGGAGAGGCGGGCGTCGGAGATCATGGCCAGGCGCTTGCCGATCAG